ATGCAGCAGCGAAGGCGAGAGTCGTCCACATGAACTCCGACAACCCGGTGAAAGGCAGTGTGCTACCCGATCCGGGAACCGAAGAAGATGTTGAAGGTAGGGAAGTCGTGGTCGATCCGGCAGGGCTCGTCGTGGTAGTCGTGGCAAGAGAGGACGTCGTGGTCGTGTCGGATAATGTGGTCGACGTTTCCTCTATCCCGGTAGTGGTGGTGGTGTCCTGAACCGTCGTCGTTGTTTCCAGTTCCGTAGTAGAAGTGGTCGCCACCGTCGTAGTCGTTCCGTTGTGACATTTCTTCACCACATCCCATGATCGGCCAGCCGCATAGTCCGCCGGGTTCACGAACGTGTCGTGCCCGTTGGTCTGCACCGTTGTTACGAGTTGGCCGTCCTCGTAGAATTCGGCGTAATCATACGACCCGGGGATACGCCCCGAATGGTTCTGGAAGGTTTGACAGTTCCCAGTAGCCCCCGCGGGCAGGGTGAACAGCAGCCACCCGGCCAGTACAAGCCCCAGAATCGTCACTCCGCTCAACAGTTTTCTCATCGTCTTCTCCTTGTCGCTTCGCTTTACCGGGCGCCGAACCGTTGATCCAGTGCCACGTCGAACCATTCCCTCACAGTCGGCGCGTCAGGCTCTACTACCGGACCCACCGAAAGACTCGTATCCAACTGGCCGGGAAACATGACGTCATACTCCGCAACGGTCACGCAGCCGTCGTCGTCCGCGGTGGTGCCGTTCCACACTCCGAGCACGCCGTTGTCTTCGCAGACTCCGTTGCCAAGGTCGGTGGCGGCGTCCGCGGGGAACGCAAACATCAACACCAATCCGATCACGGCCAACGTCTTCCTGATTATCTGTCTCACTTGTTCTCCTTCTAGAACGGCAGAGCATCCGGTTTGTCCTCGTAGTAGGTGGCTGTCATGTGAGCGACCACCTGTTTCGCTTGTTCCATCGTCAACGGATTCTTGAATCCGAGGTCGGCCATCGCCGCGTTTCCCGCCTTCTTCTTCTGCTCGGGCGTCCACAGTCCGAACATCGCAACCGAATCGGCGAGCCATTGTTTCGGGTCCAACTCAGGATCTGTACGAACCGGCGCCGGCGGAGGGGTCTGGTCGGCTTTCCTGGTGGGCCGCTCCTGAGATCTCGCTACTTCGTCCCGTGAGGCGATCCCCCTCGATGCGTCAGCTATCAGCCCGGCGATCAGCGCTCGACCCCAGGCGGCGGTCTCGGCGTTCTGGAGTTCGGAGTCCTTGGTGAATGGCGTCGGTCCCGGTACGGGCTCCCACGCCAAACCGACACCGGGAGTGAGATCGTCAGGGCTCTTGTAGGCGTAAGCCTTGACCGCGACGAACCCAGGGAACCCGGCGTCTATCACTTCGGATTCGAGCCGCCCACCCGGGTGCGCCTCTTTGAATTGGGCGATTCGCTCAGACACCGGGACGTAATCGGACAGGTCGATCTTGCTCATTTGGTGTCCTTCGCTTTGTACATATCGACCGTCATCGGAAGAACCCACTTATCCCCGAACTCAGCCACGAACTCCTCCCAGGCACCCGGCCCCGAGAAGTCCACGCTCATCACAACACGGGGAGAGTGCGGTAAGTCAGCGGATGTTTCGATCCGCACTACTGATGCGACCACTTTCATTTGATCCCCTCAACCTTGTACCGAGACTTCCAAACTTCTCCAACATGGTCTGCCTCACCGGATGCCGGGTCAACTTCATGCCCAGCGATGCGAAGCCCGATGTCCTCCTTGATTGCGAGGTTCCGCATCTTCGTCCACTGCCAAGAAAGCCGGACCACATCCATCTCGACCAGCTTGTCGGTGTCGTAGTGCAGCCCGAAGTCCGAGAGCAGTAGCCGCGTGTTGTAGCTCCGCTCCGAGTAACGCTCCTCCACTATCCGGTACTCCCGCCCTGATACGGGGCCGGGCAGTTCGTCCATGATCGTTTTCCGGTGCCCCTGAAGGGTGCGGATGACACGATCGAGTCTCCCCACATAATCCGCTGCTTCCGTGTCTTCCGGCAAGGATTCGAGGCCAGCAGCAGCAGCCTCTAGGCGGGCTAGGTCACTCATGGCGGTACCCCCAATATTCGGTCTTGTGGCCGACCATCGGGTCGAAGGTTTGGGTGATGTCAGTGACCGTGAACCCGTTACGGACCAGGTTGTCCCGTTCGGCGTTGATGGTCCATTCAGACAGTTTGAACTGGGTGACGTCGTAGAGGATCGAATGGATGACGGGGAGGCGGCGCATCGGCTGCGGCTCCCACCCCAGATCGTCGGCTGCCTGATCGTACGGGTTCATACCAGTCCTTCTTTCTTAGCCCATGCGTCGATGGTCGACTTCAGCCATAACGGCTGGCGGAACATGACTTCGGGTTCGGGGAGTTTCCCCCGCGCCTTCCAAACGTAGAGGGTGGCGACCGGGATGTTCACCAACCGTGAAATATCCTCGTAGCTCATGAGGTCGTCGCCGGTCACACCGACTCCTCGAGCATCCGATCTACTTCCAAGTCGATGACCCATGAAGGTATCGTGGGGTCTTGGGCCGGCCGGCGGGTCGTTGTGCTGTCCTCATTTCTCCCCGCCGGCGACCCATGTTTCACGTCGGCGCCGCAGGTCGGACAGTGGACCGTGTAACGGTCGAGGCGGGCTCTGAACTTGGTCCTCATTTCTACTCCTCACACTGGAACGTGTAAGGTCACCATACAGCAGTGATAGGTGACCTGTCAAGACTCAAGTACCAGATTCGGGAATGACCGGACGGACTAGCCACTCAAGTTTCCGGCTCGGATGGACGATGAGCAGGGATGAGCGAATGCAGAACACATCCGGCCACAATCCGAATCGGCAGCTGCCTATGGCAGTGCGTGTGCGGCGTCTACCTCTGGGACAACGTCGACGTTATTGAATGAGCTGGTTGTCTACGGGGACGAAGTCGGCGATCACACCGGCGGACGATCCGAGGGCGACACCCCACAGGATGAGGTCAGCCAGTCCGAGGTCGGCTAGGCCAAGGTCCGCAGCAAGGGACGAACCCGCCACTAGGGCGATAAGTCCGGTGCCGAGCACCCAGGAGCCGACCGTCAACGCGAAGGCTCGCCATTGGACGGATTCGCCGTCGAAGATGAACCGGTAGGCGTCGATGATTTTCTTCACCGCCGGAATCGCAAGCAGAAGTGCAATATCCATGCCCGTAAGACTAACCGTCTGGGAGATGGGTTACGGGTTAATGGCCGCGTTGGCGAGAGCTTCGGTCTGCACTTCGAGGTAGAACGACACCCAATCCGGGTTCGTCGGTGTCCCGAGGATGGAGAGGTAATAGTTGGTGATGGTCGTCCGATCCGAAGAGCCCGGGGAGATCACCCACACTCCCCCCTGACCTTTCTTGTTGCAGATCGCTTTGACCTGCTCCTGGCTGAGCTTCGACGCGAATTCGGTTGCGGTCATGTCATAGTCTCCTATCGGTGGCGGAACGTAGGGTTCAACGTTGAAGGTGCGGCCGATCGTCCCGTCCTTATGTTTCACCCTCAGAGGTCCCCCCTTACAGGGTGGGGTTCCGATCCCGGTCGGCCAAGTGTCTAAGTGGACATGGTCGAAATGGTTTTTGACTCTCCACAGGACGGCTTTCACGTTGGGTTGTTGACGGAGATACCAGGCGACCGAATCGAGAATGGGGATAGGTCCGAAAAAGTCGGCGGCGTTCCCCTCATACTCCCCCTCCGTATACGAATGTTGCGACCATGTGAACGTCCCCAAAATGTACCGGCATGACCAGGCGCCGACCGTGACCACCTTGTACCGGTCGATCACATCGTCGACCAGACCCTGCACTCGGGGAGTTTTCACGATCCGAGAGTAGCAATCAGTTGGACGACGAGCCCGCTGAGAGCGGCGATGATCGCCACCCACACCGGGATGGGCAGCCGGATTTTGATTCCCCCATTGTTCAGAGTTCGGATCAGCTCATCCACCTTCGCGATGAGTCCCTCCTCCTCAGCTCGGCCGCCCCCACGGAAGTCTGACACTTTCGGACCGACAACGGCGACGGCGAGTTCCTCCACATTCTTTTCAACGTGGTCGATACGTTGTTCCAGGTCGGCGTTGGTGGGTTCGTCGGGCATGACCCGGAATACTACTTAACGTGGTCACAGTTGACAGTACGGAACGTGCCCGGTTTCGCACCCCACGACCAGTCACCAGGACAGACCAGTTTCACCACACCCGTCTCAACCTCCCGGACTTCGCATTGAGCAAGGACGGATTCGGTGATCTGCCCCCACTGGTTCCCGACTACTCGAATGTCGGAGGGGAAGGCGGAGGCGCACAGCGAAGGCCACCGTCCCAACCTGCGGCCGTCGCAGCCTACGAAATCCGCCCGCCCATGAAGCAGCAATCCCGGCTCCCACTCTTCGAGTATCCGCGCATGGTCGGTGGGGTAAGAATCGTGGTCGTCGACCTTCAAAACCACCGGATTTTCCGCAAGGCTTAGGACTCGGTTTACGGCGTCCGCGAACGTTCCTGAAGTGTGCTCCATGAATAGTGGAACCGCCCCGAGGCGGCGAGCCTGAGCCTTCTGGTGGGCTCCTAAACCTCTGCGGGTGACGCAGACAGCTTCACACGATGTGGTCATCGGTGGCCACTGTTCCGGTTCCCGCATCGTTGTAATGCCCCGTCGATCCGGCGAGCAGGAGAGAAGCCTCAATATTGCTGTCGCAGGTGCTTGCGGAAATGTTGAGTCCGTAGCGGGCCTGGTTCCCCGAACCGAGATAGGTGACGGTGAACGCGGTCCGGTTCCGATCCGAATTCCCCGCCAAGATCACTCCGTCGTAAGTGTTGTTCGTGTCTTTCCCCGCGTCGATCACCTGACCTGACAACCGGTTGTGGGAGGAATCAGTGATAGAGATGCCATGTCGGCCCGAGTTGTAGACGGTCGCCTCGAGTATCCCATGATCCGACGAGGTGATCAGTATCCCCTCATTGTCGGCGGCTTGGACGTTCACGTTGCGAGCCTGCCAGCGGGTCGCCCCCGAAATTTCCAGTCCGGTGTCGTCGGTGTTCGAGGTGAGCCCGTTCAGGACGCAGTCGGCGCCGGTGATCCGCACTGCGGACGCGGTACCCGACGAGTTCGACTTGATATTCGAGAGCTGGGCACGCTGGCCGGTCACTTCAATACACGAGTCGCCTAACCCGGAACCGGTGTTCACATCGTCGAGGACGCATTCGTTCCCCGAAACGAGGATCGCCCAGGTTTCACCTGCGGACGCTCCGATCGAATGGGCGCGGGAGTTGGTGCCGGTCATATCCAATCTGACGTCAGCCGCGTTGGAACCAATATTCACGTTCCCGATCTCGGCGGCGGTCGAAAGGATAACGGCGGCGCTCATCCGATCCCCGAAAGGTTGATGTCCATGTCAAGAAGTTTGCTGTTCGGGGCGACATGAATCACGAAGTTGGTGAACGAGATAAACCGGATCTTCGTCCCGTAGCCGAGTCCTCTGAGGGTGATCGGCTCCGGGTATCCGATCGAATAGCCGACGACGATAATGTCAGGGTTCACTTCGAAATGGCCTTCGGACAGCCACACGGTTCCCCCGCCCGCCGCCCAACACAACTGCATGGCGGTCATGATCTCCACCTCATCGTCCACCCCGTCGCAGATGAAGTCGGCTTTGCTTTGGGAGATGGGAGCGGCGTCGGAGGCGGCGACCGCGACCGTCATCATTCCGCCTTTCTCCCCTTCCAGGACTGCGGGAGTGTCCGAACCGCCGATCTCGTCGGGGTAGATGAACCGGTTGACCACCTTCTCCACCGCGTCGGCGAGTTTCGCATCAGCGGTCAACGAGGCGGAGCCGAATTGGACCGCCCATTTCACCGACAGTGGAGTGAGGGTCGCGGTGACGTCTACGAACCGGGAGTCCACATCCAAGATTTCGGGTGGGTCGACAATGGTGAGCAGGTCGCCGATCAGATACGTTGACAGCGGTTCGTCTTGAGGGTCGACGAGGGTGTACGCGTAGGACCGGCCCGCGCTCAAACCGGTCGCAACCGATTCGGCTGCCGCGCTGGAGACGGAGGGGAAGTCGGTGGCTTCCCGGTTGATCGTCGAACCTTCCAACCGGCCGAGCGCGGTCATCAGATCCGCGCTCCGGTCCCGTCCGGTGACGCGGTTCTGACCTTCCACCAGAATGTCCGTCGACCCGGGAACGAACCTTCTCACCGACCGGGACACGTCGGTGGAGCCGCCTTGGATTCCCGGAGTGGCAGCCGCGGTGTAGTCGGTCATCATCGTCCCCGGGTTGAACACCTGCCACAGCCAGGTTCCCAGTTCGGGATTGTCGGGGATGATCCGATACTCGTAGCCGTAGTTCGTCGCGAAGTTCGCCATCACCTGCGAATACGACTGGCGCATCGTGATCCGAATCGAAATCGAAGGGTTATCCCACGCCGCCCCCGCCGAATCCAACGTGTCCGAAAAATCCAAGGTCAGATACGGGGTGCCAGGGTTCGCCTCATCCTCCCACACCAGCCGGTTCCCGACAGTCACATGATCCAAAGTGGCATCCGCGTACAGGTCCCCCAAGATTTTTCCGACCGTGTCCGGAGATTGCCCCTGGTAGAAGATCCCATCATCCACATACACCGAACGGGTCACGGCGGCGTAGTTGATGACCCGAAGGAACGCCGATCCGGATGAGCCGGGTACGAATTCGGGTGCGGTGAACGTCACCGTCAGATCCGTATACGCCCCAGTCCCAATCGTTGCTGATGCTTGGCCCAAGATGTTGCCTTGCGCGTCTCGGACTTCGAGAGCCCACAGCGAAGCGACGGAGGCGTATCCGATGGAAACTCCCGCCGTATAGGTGGCGCCGGCTTGAATCCCGTTCAGCTCCTGGAAGGCTCCGTGTCCGGGACGGGCGGTGAGAAACAGGGAGTAGGTCCCGGTTTTCGGATGGGTTGTCCGCACTTCGAAGGTGGTGACCGGGCCCACAATGTTCGGGACGTTGACTCCGGTCGGCTGCCACGGGTCAGTGCCGATTCCGAACCCGGTGACGGTGACCAGGTCAATGTAGAAGGTGGACCCGTCCAAGACGGCTTCCCCTTCACGAATGGACAGTTGAGTGGACGATTGGTTGCCGGCCGATCCGAAACCCAAAGTGACCGTCTGGTAGGCGCCGGTCCCGGCGAACGTTTTCTGAACCTCCCACCCTTGCGGGGTTGCCGCCACTTCCACCAGGACCGTCCCCGGGGTTGCGACTAGTTCGGCGGGCCCGGAAGCGCCGATCTGATAGTCAACTCCTGAAGCTCCTTTGAACCGGGCGGTGACCGTGTAGAAGTTGGCGGGTTGAACCCTGAACGTGGTGGACGCTCCCCCTTGCGCTAGGAGTGGGGTGACGGAGAGGGCGTAGGTGCCGGTGTCCACATTCGCCCCGGTCACGATCGAAGCGTTGGCGGAAACTCCTTCTACTGCTCCTGGCCACCACGGCTCCCTCGTCCCATCCTCGAACCCGGGGTTGGGGATCGCAAGTGGGGAATCCTCAAACGAGTCGTTCAAGATCCGGTTCGACCCTCCGTACAGCCAGTCGGGATCTACCGGGGCGAAATCGTCGGAGCCGTCCCAGTCGAACGCTTCCACCCTCGCGTAGCCCAATATGCCTTTGATCGAATCCCCCGACACTTCCACTGTCAGATCCTCCCGGTTTTCGGCGGGGAGGAGATCTTCGGGGAGCCATTCGAAGATGGGGACGGTCGGGTCCAAACCCGAGTAGACGCGGACCAGTGACGACACCGAGTTGAGTGGGGTGGTCGGATCGGTGAACACCAGATCATCGAAGAACGGCCACGACTCCGGGAGGCTCATGTCGCCGCCGCCGACCCGGTTCAACCCTTCCGAAATCCCCGCCTGGGTGAACGGGACATAATCGTGGATACGTCCGAACGTCGCATGACCCGGCCGGGTCCACGCCTCGAGCCACAGGTTGCTCACGTCAAACCCAATTCGAACGCCAGGTGACTCCGACCGAAACCGAAGAGGTGACCGTATTGGAACCTACAGTGAACCAGCCCCAATCCCGGTCGGTTCTCCGAATCCGGTTCGCTGCGGGGTTCCCACCCTCAGTAACGGTTCTCTGCCCTAGGTCTACGGTGACCGCTCCTGCCGATCCGACGACGGTGATCGTCCACCCTTCCGTCGTGTTCGTGAACGTCCCATCACCGGCGAAGACGAGGACCGCGTCGTAGACCGCAGTTGACCCTCCTACGGTGAGCGTGTCCGCCCCGGAGATAGTGTCGGTGGATTCGTTGCCGCCTTCATGCCAGTACGGCCAATCCCCGACGAGGGGGACAGTCCAGGTCCGTTCGGTTTTCGGCTGACTAATCGTGAACGCGTCAAGGGGGGTGACGGTGAGGAACCTTGTGGTCAGGTCGGGCATGTCCAATTCGAGGATAGTGTCGGGTTGGAGGAGAGCCATGAACGTGTCAGTGTTCACCACTAGCTGTTCCGCGGGGGTCGGCTCAGTCAGTCCTCCCGCCGGGTCGGAACGTGTGGCCCGCAAGTTCAAGTTCAAAAAGCGGGGGCGTCCCAACAAATCCCCTGACAGCATCCCGCCCGGCCGACCGGAAACCTGGTTCACATCCCCCGCAATGCCCGGATAGCCGTACACGTCGGACCATGACACCACTTCCAAAGCGGCCGAATTGATCGAAGTTCCCCCGGTGATCCCAGTACCGGAAAGGGTGCCACCCAGACGAAGATCATTGCAGATCATGTTCCACCAGCCTCGCTATCGGATGATCCAACAATCCCATCGAAGGGAGAACACAGTGCCCGCCGATCCCCTCACCCATGTATTCGAGGATGGGACGGATGAACCGGTCCTCACCCAGCTTGGAATAATCCCGGTTGTAATCCTCAGCGAACTCCGAATAGACCGCAGCAAAATCGAGATTCTGGGTTCGGCACCATTCGTGGATCGACTGCATCACCCGCACCTGTAATCCGTATTGGGCGAGTTCGAACAGTTTGCCCGCCTCCGTCAAACGGGCGGTCGGGTAGACCCGAACCGGGCCCGGCCACTCCGCCGCAGCCAGAAAACCCAGAGCCCCACCGAAGGTTTTGGTTGTCGCCTCGAAGCTGATCGGATGCTGCCCTCTCACCGGGGAGTGGACCCAACCGTGAGGGTCGCAGGTTCCGACCGGCACCGTCGAATGGACAATGACCAGCGAAGCGTTGTGTTCGTCCGCATGGGTCCAGACTTGCTCCTCGAAGTCAGGGGTCCACGGGTAGGCGATATGGATCGTGTCGGCCTGCTCCCCTTCAGGTTCGATATCCCTGCCGGGCATGTTCAAATAAGCGGAGAGCGCCCGGCCGACTTCGCCCATACCGATGATCATTGGTTCCCTTTGATCTTCGTCAACGACTGGGTGATCCTCGTCGTCGCGGTCGTCGGCTGGGGGGTGTCCATGAAAGTGATGTTGACATCGCCACCTCCTGTAACTGGTACTCCGACTTCGCGGATTCCAGTGAACGTGGGGAGCGGACCGAAATCAAGAAACGCTGGTACTGCGATCGGGGGAAGGTTCAAAGTGTCGAACGATTCCTCCTCCAACGCCTGTTTGAACGAGTTGGTCGTATTCACCGCCGCGTCTCTTCCGACCTGGTCGGCGGCTTCCTCCAGCCGGGCGACCTGAGCCGGATCGTTGACCAGACCAGCGAGCGTTTCGGCGCCCTGCTCCGCTCCGAGACCTTCGAAGAAGGCGGCTGTCATGTCCGCGCCCGCCGCGCGTAGTCGAGCGATGTTCCCCTGGAACGCGGCTTCGGCTTTGATGTTCTCAATGACCCGGTCGACGAACCCTTTCGCATCGGAGGCGACTTCCCCCTCCTCGTCGGCTAGGGCATCGCTGAACGCGTTAGATAAGCCTTCGGCGGATTGGGCGAGGTCAGTGGTGAGCTGGTCGAAGTTGATCGATTCGAAGTCGGGGGCGAACGCTTCAAGCGACTGGCCGGCCAAGGACAGGTCGAGTATCGCCTGAGCGGTATTCGAAATCGCGATCGCATCCTCAGGGTCGGTGCCGGGAAGGTTCGACCCTCCGGGGGTACGACGGGAGAACCCTTCCGATTCTGTCACTAGGAGCGAGAGTTGTTCTCGTAGTTCTTGGACTTGCGGTGCGGAGAATCCCGCGTCCACTCCAGTACGACGTAACTGTTGGCCAAGTTCCGCCGCCCGTTTCGGATCGAGATTGGCGATGGCTATGAACTGTTCTGAAAACTTCTTGAAATCCTCGGGCCGTGATTGGGTTTGACGGTTGAGTTCAGCCAGAGCGTTCGCCAAAGCCAAAGCCGGGTCGACCCCTTCACGCAGATCGTTGATGAACCCGGTTTGGAGACGGGCCACGGAAAGGTCGTCGATCGCTTGGAGGACATCACCGGAGAAAATGTTGGCGAAGGCTGACGCCACACCAGGAAGGGCACGTCCAACATCGAGGAGGAAAGACAGGAAGGGAGCGGAATCTTCGGCGGCTTGGGCGAGGCTCACACCCAGAGCAGCGAAGGACGGCGCGAGGTCCGTCACCTGAGCGATGAGCCCGGGCAGAATGTCGAGCAGTTGCTGATAGGCGGGGAGTAGCGCCTCTCCGATAGCGACTTTGGCGTCCTCCCAGAGGGCATTGACACTCTTCTGTGTTCCTGCCAACCCTTCCGAGGTGCGGGCGAAGTCTCCCTGCGCGGTCGTGGTCTGCTCCAGAATCAACGCGTACCGGGCTTGCACCTTCGCCGCTTCGGTGATCTCACCATTTACCCCTACCAGCCCAAGTTCCAACGCTTTCGCCTTGGTCAGCGCCTCGTTGATGTTCACCCCGAAAACGCGCAACGGTTCGGCTTCCCCTACCAGTCCAGAACGCAACTTCTCGAGGACTTCAGTCGGGTCTGTGATGTTGTTGAACGAGGCGAGGTCGACTCCGAGTTGGACGATCTCGGGGGAGAGGTCCGCTGCGGCTTCCTGTGATAGGCCGAGCGCAAGGAATAGGTTGCCGAAGGTGGCGGTGAACTCGAGGGCTTGCTGGTTAGCGAGTCCGAGAGCCTGGGGGGCGCTCTGAGCGAACTTCTGGATCTTCCCGGAAAACTCCCCGAACACGACATTGGCCTTCGATGTTGATTCGGCCAGGTTCGACGCGGCCTGTATCGCCTCGTTGGCGAAACCGGCGAACGCCCGGATTCCCACCGCGGCAGCAAGCGCAACCCCGAACGCTCCAGCGGCGACCGCCATCCCATTAAAGGATGACACTCCCCGGCGTCCCGTCTGTTCGAGTTCCCTTCCGGCCCGATCCGCCGAACCGCGTATCCGATCCAACTCCCGGTCGGTCTCAGCCAGTTCAGAGTTCAGATCTCCGAAGCCGGCGTCGGCGCCCTGCACATCCCGGCGGAGTTCATCGATCCCCTGGTCCACATCGATGTCCACTGGAACCCGTACCGGCTGGCTCAACCGGCGCAGTTCAGTTTCGAGCTGGTCGATCTGACGTTGAGCCTGGGAGATGTCTAGGAGTACGGCGTCGGTCAGCACACGCTTAGGTTACCTTCGCTCGCTTCTCCGCCTTGCGTTCTCTGCTCCGAACCTTGCGCCGTTCCGCATAGCCGGACAGTTTCTCCATCCGCTGCTCCCTCGTCTCCTCGAAGTAGGCTTCGGACTTCTCGATGATCTCCCGTTCGGTGTAGTCCGCGATCGTCTCCACCCGGTGTAAGCCCATCGCCGCCGCCAACTCCCACAGTTCGTAGTCTTCGGCGACTGGAAGCGCTATCCCCGCGCGGGCGAGGGCGTAGATCAGTTCTGCTTCCACCGCCAGGTAGGTTCCGTCGTGGTGGGTGCGCCATGTCTGATCGGGGTCTGCTAGCTCGTCGCCCCAGAAACTTTTGGGTTTGTCCTCCAATGAGCGACGATCTGAGTCGGCACCGAAAGGTCCGCAGCCAACCAGACCGGCCAGTCATCCTCAGATTCGGGGAGTTTCTTATCTCCAAGCTGAACGAACACTTCCCGCAGCCAGGGGATAGTCGTCTCGTAGAACGGTTGGATCTGATACTCCCTCAACGCGGCCTGCGCTTTCGCCTGCGCCACCGCCGCCTTCTTCGTGTCGACACCCGCTTCTTTCAACGCTTCGACTTCCTCGTTCATCTCAGTGACACGACCAGTGAGTTTCAGCAGGGTCTCCCGGTTCTCGTCGTAGAGGGCTTGGAGTTTGCGGGAGAAGTAACGCCACTGGCCCATTTTCGGGCGGGTCAGCGTGTAGGTCTTATCGTCGAAGGAGACGATGATCGTCCCCAACTGTTCGTAGTCGATGCCTTCACTCATCCTCTGTCTCCTCTGTCGTTGTCTCGTAGGTGATCGTCGCCCCGTCGAACCTTTGCAACACGGCGAGGATCGCATCGAGGCGGCGGTTCACTCCCCGCATCTCCAACACCAGCGCGTCGAGTGATCCGAAAGTCTCATCCTGTGGTTGAGGGTTCTCGCCAGACAGAAATTGATCTAGGTCGTCTTGTCTCCAGACCAAGCGGCGACCGCGCCGGACCCCGAGCGTTCCGGGTGGCTGGTTGCGCCGCCGGGATTCGTAAATGTCTAGGACCGTGACCCCGAGATATTCAGCGGCGGCTTCGGTTGTCAGGGTTGTAGCGGACACGGTTAGTGACGTTAGCCAAAGTTGCCAACCATCGCAAGGTATCCGGTATCTCCCCTAAGCCTCGGCAATACACCCAGGACAGACCTGTGGAATCATAAGCCTCTCTCTGACGGACCTCCCCTCTCTTGTCCATCAGGCCCTCGGGCGGTAGGGGCTTTTTGACCTCAACCAAGCCGACCACCAAGCCGCCGTGGAAGAGGGCCAGATCAGCACGCAGCTTGGTCCGCGCCGGAGGGTACTTGGCCATGTAGGTCGGGAGGACGATCACCAGTTCGAGCGCCACTCGCAACCCAGCCAGGCGAGCCTGGTGGTATAGCTCGGCCTGGATGGTGGCCTCGGAGGGGTCAACGGGCAGGAGCGGATACGCGGAAGTATCATGGATCGGACTTGGACTCAACATCATCCAAGGATACCAGCCCCGGCTTTTCGAGGTCGGGGCTCGGTATTAGGAACTAGGACAGTCGTAGTCGACGGTCAGCGTGCCGGTCATCGAAGCCACACCCCCTCTTGGAGGGTCGGTGACCATTGGGGAGAGGGTGATCCGCTTGCATTCTCCGATCCCCATCAGCAACCCGGTGTCCTTATCGTCTACGAGGCCGCACCAGACCGCCCGCCCGATCGTGTACAGGGTCAGCGCAGCGGACTCCTCCTGTGTCACGGTCAAATCTCGTTCTTGGACCGGGTAGCAGGAGTACAACCGGAAGGCGAGAGTCAGCCGGGAGAGGGTGGTGCAGATCTGCGGGTCGGTGTCTCGAGGTTGGACGGAGACCACCCAGACTTTGATGAGTTCGCATCCGGTCCCGGTCGGGTCGGCGGGCTCACCGAACGTGACCGCGGCTTCGAGTCCGGTGTAGGTTTCGAGATCCCCGGCAAGCAAGAGGGCGAGGTCGTTCACAGCCGGTTCCAAATCTCGGACACTCGTCGGGGGAGGTCTCGGACGGAGTCGGTGAACCAGGGGTTAGGCCGTGTGCCGGGGTGGTTGACCTGTTTGAAGTAGACCGTTTTCCCGTGCCACTGGAACCGGAGGGCGCGTCCGCGGGCGCGGATGACGTGGGGTCTCGTCCCTGTGGAAACCATTTGGGCGTAGTCGGTGTCTATGACGGCGACGATCTTGATCGAGTTGACCCGTCCCCCCAATCCTCCGTTTACTTCGTCGCGGACTTTCGTCCTCGAGCGCATCTGCCCGGTGTCGACTGGTGAGGTCCGGCGGAGTTCGGACTCCCATGAGGTGGCAAGAGTGCGGCCGACGATGCGGGCTTTCTGGTCGAGTTCCCGTCGGAGTTGGTCTAGCTCCATACGCTTGTGGGAAGGTCGGGGGAGTAGACGCGGGGAGCCCTGAGAAGATGGTTCGGGTTCAACGCGTGGTTGATGACGTCCACCTCGTACAAACCGGTGGCGCCGGACGCGACAATCTCGGCGGGGTCGAACAGTTCCATTGTGGCTCCCTGACGGACAATGGTTTGTGTGGTTTTCGGGAGGGCGCATTCCACACCTGAGCAGGCTTTCACCAGTTCCGAAGCGAGAACGGTTGCGGCACGTTTCAGCATGGAGGGGATGGGCCGGCCGTAGGTGAGTTCGATGATGAACGTGTTTGCCCCGGAGTCGGCGGCGAGGTTCTGACAGCAAGGCCAGCGCCCCCCATCAGTTCTCACTAGGAATTGGTTGGAGTCGAGGCGGTAGTCGGTGAAGTCGTCGCCGTCCAAAGTGACGGATTCGACCGTTTGAATATCCGTCCTCCCAAGGTTGACGTTCGGATACCCCGAACACCCGCAAGCATCCATTGAACATCCGCAGGGGCCCTGGTTGATCCACACGCCTCCGGTGAGAATCGGCACCCAAGGGAACGACCAAAACATCGCCGACCAACCCAACGATGAACCCGAGTTGCCGCAAGGTCTAACGGTGGCTTCGCATTCCCCCGGATACTGCTTCCCCGTCAGGAGGTATTCGATTTCGGAGGCGCTTTGGATTGCCAGCTCTATGACCGTGGGCGAGGCGTCTTGGGGGCAGTCGCATTCCACCAGATCCGCCGGCGTCAGATACGGCGTACACAACATCAGGATGACACCAACACTGAGGACGGCACGATGCAGACGCTCCCTTCACAAATGGTTGTTCCTTCCGCGGTCTCCCCGACCCATTCGTAATACCAGATCCCCACCTCGTCAAAGAGCACAACCGAAGTGAACGTCCCGGTGTCGGGGTTAGCAACGACGGGAGTGGTGATCGTGTCCGAAGGGTCGCGGATGGTCAAGGTAACGGTCGGGTTGACCGGGTCTCCTGAAGAGTCGGTCCAGACGGAGCGGAGGGTGCGGGAGGAACCGAGGGTGATATTGCTCACGAGGTGATACTACCGACGCAGAGTGGGCCTAGAGAGTCACAGTCCCCGGAAGGTCCGATATCTTCGCATTCCCCTACAGGTCCGAGAAGGTCGCAGACCACGTTCTCGATGTGGCCTGGCACTAGAGCTTCGCCGGTTCCCTGAGAGGTAACCCCGTCCAACGTTGAACTTCCGGTCCCGGTGACGGGGTCGGCGACGGTACCGGAGCCCTGCGACACCACCCCGTCCAGAGAAGACGAGCCAGACGCGATGATGCCGAGGACCCCGGAACCAGAAGACGTAACGCCAGCGAGGGTGCTTGAGCCCGTCCCAGAGACGGGATTGGCTACGACTCCCGCTCCCGCGGAAGAGACCCCTGCGAGAGTTGAAGCGCCTGTAGCGGTGAACCCTTCAACGCCTACTCCTGCGGACGTAACGCCGGCGAGGGTTGAAGCGCCGGTCCCGGAGATCGGGTTGACCACCGATCCCGATCCTGCAGAAGTAACCCCGTCCAAGGTCGTCGACCCGGTGGCGAGCATCGACTCCGATCCGGAGCCTGCGGAGGTCACATCGTCGAGGGTGGAAGAGCCGGTCCCGGTGATCGCCGCTGACGCTAGGTTCATCCCCCAGACCATGAACCGACAATCGAGAGCGTTCAGGGTGGTCGCGTCGTTGTCGTGGATGAACAGGTCGTAGTCGAGAGTCCCCGATACGGAAGTTTGGAAGCCGAGCAGGTAAGTGTTTTTTAGGTCGCTCCCATCGTGTGAAGCCCAGTTGGAAATACCCGAACCGTCATCTGCGACCGGGTCGAGGATGGTGCTTCCACCGGATCGGACCCACATGAACCCTTGCTGGTCGGTCGCATCAGTCGTTTTCCGGGCGAGCCCACAGAAGATCAGATCCTGCGACGTGGAGAGCGTGTCGGTGAGAGTGGCGATCTGAACGTCGGTTGCGCCGGCTACGGACACGGTGCCGGGGAGGGTCGTGTAAATGTCCGACCAGGCCGACCGGCGGAAAATAAAAACGTTCGACGACCGGTGGTCGTTAGTCGTCGCCCCGCTGTCGTCTCGGGCTTGAACGTCCACGGTATGCGAAGCATTAGTTAAGGCTTGCGCGTGCCAGTGGAAGCGGGCCAGCTCCTCATTGGCGGACTCCCCCTCCTCTGATACCGGCCCGTAAACCACGGCACCGTCGACCCGCAACTGGCTTTCGAGGTTGTCTGCGACCGTGTCGATAACGAATTGGCCCGACGACAGGACGACATAATCGTCGGCGGCTGGCGTGAATGTTTTAGTCGCGAACGACACCATCGTATTGGTTAAGGCGGTGAGGCTCGTGTTCTCGTTCCACCACCAGTCCGTATTCTCCGATCCGAAATCGGCGAGACGTACGACGGTGATCGTCGCTAACTCAACCGTGCAGGCTGTGGCTGCAGTATTAGTGGCGACATCCAAATCAATGTCGGCAAGGGTGGCGAGATCCAACCGGAACAGCCACGGCAGGTTCTGCTCTAAACCGGTCGACCCGGGACCGTTCGAATCCGTCTGTTGAATGTTCCCGATCAGCGAACCGTTATAAGTGACCTGCCCTCTCGCTTCAGCAGCGCCGGCGGCACCACCACGAAACAACCCCCATACGAGGAGCAGCACTTCATCGTTGTTGACGAACCCCGCGCCGGACAGATCCGCCGCGGACACGGTGAGCGCCGTCGTGAACGTTGTCGACGTGTTCGAAACTTGGCTCGTGAGCCGTTCGAAATAGTGGACGGCCTGCGCCATGTCAGGCCTCTATATCAGGGGTTGCCTTCGGTGAACACCAGAGAGGAGACGCTGACGTTCGCTCCGGTCACGATCGAAGTCGTGTTGAAGTTGATATCCGCACCCGAAGTCGAAACGCTCCCGTCCAACACGAACGCTGCCGCGGAGGTGACAATACGGAACCAGGTTGCGGTCCCGGTCGCATTCGCGCTTGCGTCCGCAGTGATCGCCGAAAACGTCAGCACACCCGCCGCAGCGCCAGCCGCCGAAGGGTCCGAGAAGGTGAGTTCTGCGAGCAGCGTTGTTGCTGCGCCGCCGGTCGCCGGACGGGAACCGTCGTAGATACGGAGCAGTCCTGCGGTGCCGGCGTCGATCGCCGCCGTGATCACATCCAACCGTGAGTTCCGTACTGCCGCCACGATTCCAAGAGCCATTAGTCCTCATCCTCCTCTAGAGCGCAGCAGTCGCCCGCGCACATGCAGGCGTCAGGGTGGGTTATGACACCCACCCCTTCGATCTTGATGTCCTCAGTTATTGACTCGTTCATGAGCTGCAGTTCGGAGTGTCGATGAACCCGCATTCCAGAAGGTTCTGGTTGTACGGGGAGACGTCCGGGTCGGGAATGTCGGTTGCGGTCCAGTGAGCCTCAAAGTACGGGTCGACAATGGTCGGCACGTCTTCGAAACCGCCGGTCCCCAGGCTCGAGGATGGTGCCGCGGTCCCGTTCAACACCATTTGCAGGCTGTCACGTCCGAACGTGTAGTTGCCTAGCGTCCAGATGACGTGGGGGTAAACGTGGTGCCAGTACGAGTTGGGAGCCGCATTCTGGCTGGAGCCGTCGAGGCTCTTCGTCCAGAAGTGGGCTTCCACCGCGTCGGCGACCTGCACACCCTTCGCCCATCCCGGCTGCCCGTTGGCGGTCAGGATCTCCGCGCCCACCGCGAGAGCGATGAACTCGGGGTCGTAGTTGCAGAGGGTCAACACCAGGTCGGCGCCGGTAGCAACATCAGGGTCGGTCCGGGTGTAGCAAATGTCGCCACATCCGGTTCGGGTGGTCACTGTCTCCCCCGCATCCAATGTGGGGGTCACCGCCAGTGAGATGGGGGTCATCGTGTAGACGGTCCCGTCGGGTTCGTCACACAGGGGGGAGCCGTCCGAGTCCAGCAGGCTGAACCTGACTGCACACAGATCGGCGCTATTCCAACAAGCCATTAGCTATTTCCTTTCTGTGGCAGTTGGTGTCTCATTAACTTGCTCCGCATTCCGGTCCCGGGTCTGGGATACAGACCGGGATTCCGATGTGGGCGCAAGGCGAGAAATATGCGGCGGCGGAGTTCTCCGAGTAGACGGTGAGCGTGTTCGTCTCCCAATCCACTGAGGAGAGGTTGATGGTGGGGGAGACCGCGACTCCTACCGGGCCGGTCCCGTAGATCCACGGTTCTCCGGCGGTCACGTTCCCGCCCGGGTCGGAGCCGTCGTATCCGGTGCCGGCGACGAGGAGATGGTCGGTGTGGTTCAGGCTCAGCACGTTCCCTTGACGGTCGATCTGGCCGTAGAACTGGAGGAACGGGATCAGAAAGTGGGGGACGTGGACGATGCCCCGCTCCCCACCCAAAGCAGCGTCCAAAGCGGCGACCATGTCCGCGAGCGCGGGGACGATCCCGGTGGCGACTCCCCCGTTCGGATCGGCGGCTCCTGACGAGGCGAGAAACCAGGAGTCCGCGGCGGGAACCGAATCGGCCCGGCCGTTCCACAGGCCGCGTTCCACGTTGAACGATTGGGAGTTGGCCGCTTTCTGCGCCACGTCCGTCATCAACCGTTCAATAACGGAAGGGTCGGCGGCGGTGGTACAAGTCCCCGACTCGTAAAACCCGAACACTGGAAATTCGACTGACCCTTCCCCCGACGTCCCGGTCTTGTTGAGGTCGTCGGCGCAAGTGTCGAACAGGTCGTGTGGAACGTGGCAGACCCCCCCGAAGAAGGTTCCGGTGTCGACGAGGCGGTCGGCGTTCTCCTCCCAGGCGATACCCAGGGTGTCACGCAACGATCCTGCTCGGACTCGGGTTCTGGTGGGGGTTGGCAGCGTGCGGGGCATAATCCTCCTAAGAGGGCCGCGACTACACGCTGACCTAACCCTGAACCTTACCTTGAGGGTCGGGCTCTAGCAAGGACTACGGGGGGGAGGGACCAGTCGACCAGTTCCGGTTGGTTGGCGAACCAGTAGGCGTGCCTGCCTCCGGTACGTCCTTGAACAAGGGAGGGCCCGTTCCGATGGTTCACCAGGGAAGGCCAGGTGTACCAGACGGGGACCCCGCTCCGTTCGAACCATTTGGACAGTCTGAGATCGTAATTGTCGATCCGGTAATGCTCCCCCACTGCGAGAACCTTGCGGATCAGGTTGGTGGGGATCACGATGCCGGGCCCCCAAATGATCTGGCGCATCACCAGAAACGAGGCGTCTTTGACGTGGCGGACTTGGGAGCGGATCGAAGTTCCCGCGTAGAGAACCACCGGACTCCTTTCAGGAACATACTCGAGAGCTTTCGGGAGAATCCTGGTGAACCCGCGGCAGAGGACGGCGTCGTCTTGGATCACGCATCCGTATTCGGCTTCCGAATCTGCGAGGGCTTCCCACGCTCGTCTGCCGGTGTCCCACCGTGAGGACTGCTCATCCCAGGTGATCCCAGCTTTCAACGATTTGGCTAGGGGTCCGACCATCTCCATCCGGGAGGGGTGCGCCATCACCTGATAGGCGATCATCTGACCCGCCCAAGATGGCTTAGGGCTTCGACACACTCATCCCCGAAGGCGGCGAAGAAAGTCGGGAACATAATCTCGGTGGGTTTCCCTTCACGTCCAAAGAGCAGTCGGTCGGTGTTCCTTAGCTCCCCGATGGCGGCGTCGGATTCCCATATGGCGAGACGCCAGAATGCTTTGACATATGGGAGGAGCGCGATGCCGTTCCGGTGGAAGATGAAGCGGTCCACCACCCACCGCGGAGTCAGGTAGTCGTCGGAAGTCTTCTCGGACTGCTCAACTTGGAATAGCTGGTTCATGGGTCCCAACGATGCTGCGGTGAGCCCATCTGGAGGATCTTCTCTAGGTGATAGCCCAACGGTTCGAGGACCCGACGAATCCTCTCCTGTGCTAGTCGGGTGTGGGTTTCGCAGTAGACCACCGGACGGCAACTTTTCAAATGTTCGGTCATCCCTTCGAGGACTTCGGGTTCCATCCCTTCAACGTCGATTTTGACCACCGCCAGATCCGAGACTGAAAGCAGGTCGTCGATCCGGTGGACCGGAATGTCTCCTCGCTCCAACTTCATCGTCGCGCCTTCCCGGGTGGGGTCGAACTCCATCCACATTCCTTTACTGAGCCGTCCGTGAGTCTCCCGGTTCCCTGCCGCCCATTCGAACACTTCGACCTCTAGTTGAGGGTTCAACCCGAGATTGTCGTAAAGCTGTTTCAACGATCCGTCGTGGGGCTCCCAGGCGTACACCTTGAACCCGCAGACCGCCCCGAAGTAGAGGGTGTGGTTTCCGATGTGCGCTCCCACGTCGAAGGCGGAACCGGATAGGCCGAGGTCGTAGACGTCTTCGAGGAGCATCAGTTCGTAGGCGGTCCCCATCGACAGCTTCGACCCGACCCGTCCTTCGCCGGGGTTGTAGATCCGGTACGGCTTGCCGTGGTAGTCGAGGGTCACAATCTCCATATGGCCAGTCGTTCCGCTTCCACCGTGAAATCCCCGAGCATCCTTCTAAGACGCTCCGCGGCCCTGCGGACTCCCGGGTTTTTGGGGGTGTCCAAATCGTCGAGGATCACCACCGCATCCGAAACCAGGTATTTCATCCAGGCGAGCACGTCGTTGTAGACCGCCTGTTCGGAATGGTCCCCATCGACGAACAACAATCCGACCGAGCCGTGATCCCAGGTTTCGGCGATTTTCACGCTGAACCCCTGGATCGGGACGATGTTCGGATAGGGCTTGGTCTGCAGGTCGAAGTCGTCGCGGGCGGTGGTGAACCCGAACCGTCCCGCAGGGTTCCCCACCAGATCCCACGGGTCCACCGCGTACACCGTCTGTTTCGTTGCGGAGGCGAGGTAGCAGGTGGACTTCCCCTTGTACGACCCGACCTCCACGATCGGATATTCGGCGAGCGCCGCGTACTTGGAGAGGGTTTCCCCGACCTCGGTGGGGATGAGGCCGGCAAGTTCAGACAGCGACAAAGGGTTTCCCCTGTATGCGTCTTTGGTTCTGCCAGTGATGCACCGCGTACGAGTCGGGGTAGTCGTTGGCGCCGAGGTGGAGTTCGTTCCAGCGGTACGGGTAGAAGTACCTCTGCGGATATTCAGTGATCTTGTGTCTCCGGGCGATGGGGGTGAAGAACTGGGGCCCCGATTTGACAGTGTTCCCCGCGCTCGGGTTCTGTCGTTCGACGTTGGCGGGGAGGCGTGCGATCAACTCGAGGAGCATGTCATGTCCCGGGGGAGCGCCGATGAGAGCGTTGTTCAACCATTGTCGGGTCTCCTGCCCGGCGAAGATTCCGTGTGCTAATGCGTCGAAGGGTCGCTGGCAGACGAAGTCGGCGTCAGCCCAGATCCCCCCGTCGTGGTAGAGGATCTCGTACCTAGCAACGTCGGAGCGGAACTGTTCGGGCGCTTTCGGTGAGATCTTCTCCGCGTTGTCCCACAGCTCCTGGTTCACTAAGCGCGGGGCTTCCGTCCAGAGTTTGACCTCCCATTCAGGGTGGTGCTCTTTCCAGGATTGCATCATCTGGTAGATGTGGAGGGGGAGTGGAGGTCCGATCCACATCTGGTGGATTATCTTGGGGAGCGTGTTGTCCATAAGGATCGCCGCCCATCCTAAGAGGGAAGCCTGGGCGAACGAGTTATCGAAGGTGCTGGACGCTCCGATCACTTGGGATGAGAGGGACAACACATGGGACACTCACAGACGCGCCCTGCTTTCGGCTACGGGCACGCATTGTCTCATCGTGCAGGATGATGCGGTCCTCTCCGAAGGTCTCGTGGAGAGCGTTTCAAGGGCGGTCGAATATTCGGGGGAACATCCGATCTGTCTGTACTCCCAGAACACGAAACGCCTCGAGCAGGTCGCCTATTTGAACCCCGTCTCCTGGTGGGCGGGTCTCGGGCCGTTGTATGGAGTAGCGAACGTTCTCCCCGTCGAACACATCAAGGACATCGTCCGGGTGGGGGATGTTTACCGGGGGCCTTCCTACGACCGGCGGTTGTGGATGTGGTATTCGGCGAAGAAGATCGACGCGTACTACTCGTGGCCTTCCCTGGTTGAACATCGGGGTGTCGAATCGCTCATGTGGAAAGGCCGCCATGAACGTCCCGCCCACTCCTTCGGATCAGGCTTAGACATCGACTGGAGCATCCCTCCCGTACAGGCCACCCCCGACAATATCTATCCGAAGGTGGTGATGGAGTTGGACGGCCAGTCGGTGACAGTACGGAAAATGTCGACCATGTGGCGGCGCCGGGTGGACGCAGGATGGAAAGAGAAAGCCCCCCGCTAGGAGGGGCCTTCTCTTTTTGTGAGGCGACAGTTGCGTCGCTCTCAGTTTAGGGCCGTGATAAGCCTTTTTCAGGTTATCAGGAGTTGTTCGAGCAAGCGATGCTCACCCTTGCTCCGGTACCACCGGACGGGCAGACTTCGATGCTCATCGTGCGGATCTCATGCCCTGGGACACACCAGCCGACGAACGGTTCGACGAAGGTCTGATAGTTGTTCGAAGCGTTAAGCGTCGAATCTCTGACCACTCCCAGGTCGAGGGTTCCACCATCGAGTTCGATGACGGTTCCCGGTGCGTACATGATGACCGTCGCCACGTTCTCCAGGTCACCGTCGGTCTGGTCGTCCAGGTCGTACACCCACTGGGGCCGAAGCCGCAGCGAGTTGAACAATCCGTCGATCTTCCCTCTGATATCCCCGTACTCCGTGGTCGAGTCCCGGGCGATCGCGTCGGCGAGGAGTGCGTCAGGCACCCACGCCGGCAGTACCACGTCGAGGACCGCGTCACGCGACATCCCGTAGGTGGTCCGGTAGTCGTTGGCGTTCCCGGCGAGGTTGGTGGTGAGCTGGTTCAGCCCGCCTCCGGTCGTGTCGGTCACGTTTCCGGCCACGTCGTTCGCCAGGAGGAACGCGATCCGAGCCGCGTTCAACGTGCGGGCAGCGGCGACAACCGCCAGCGAGGTCACGTTCGCGATCGCTTCTGGGTAGAAGCGGGACGCGAAGTTCCCGAACTGGAGGATCGTCGGCCACGCCGAGACTGTGCAGTCTTCGAAGTCGGGACAGTCGAACACGTACACCGGCTTCGTCGCCGGGGACGGAGTCTCCGACGCGTCGTTCGCTGCGGTCCATTCGGTGGCGATCCCGGATTGGCCCAGAATGTCACCCAACGATGGGGACACCGGCAGCGAAATCGCTCCGCGGGGAGCGTTCACTGCGGGCAGGTTCAGGATTCCCGCCGACGTGGCGATGTTGAAGAACCCGTACAGCACTTCCGGGGGTGCGCAGATACCGCCGGCGGCAGTCAGAATGTCCGACTGTGCGTCTTCGGTGATCGCAGCGAACACTCGAGCGTTGTGCTCGTCGTCGCCCTTACGAACCTCGTACTTGTGTCGTACCGGCGCCGAAGCGATCCGGTGTTCACCGGGGCCCGACTGCCAGACGTTCATGGCGAGTTCCGCGTAGGAGGATGCGGTGAGGACTTCCCCCATGTGCATTCCTGCGGAGGCGACCAGGACTTCTGGGTCTTCGGGGTCTACCGGCTTGCTGGAGCGGGGAGCGAGTTTGGCGATCGCGCCGAGGGTGGGAGCAGAAGCCACCACCACTTCGACCTTCGCCTCCTCCTCTGACTCCTCTTCGTCTTCGTCTTCCGGGCCGGCCTCTTCCGCGACGATCTCTTCGACCTCTTCCGAGGTGATCCCGAGCGCAGCGTCCAAAGCGGCGATCTCTTCGACCTTGCGCGCCTCGTCAGCGAGGAGAGCGTCTTCCCGTTCCGTCAGTTTGCCTGCAAGGGCTACGGCTTCGGCGATCTCATCTGATCCGGCTGGTACTTCACCGGCCTTGATCGCAGCGGACAACGCTTCGAGTTCGGCGCGGGCTTCCGCGATCTGCTCGGCGGTGAACTCAGCGATCAGGTCGGGGTTCTGTGAAATTGACTTGAGCAGTTCGCCCATTGGTCAAACCTCCGATAGTAGGGAATGGCTTGACCCCCGCGAATACACGCTGCCGAGTCGATGTTGACTCTAAACCTCTAGTTGAGGGTTAGCAAGGATCAGAAGACGCGGGTAGCGATGAAGATGACGAGCAGGACAAGCAGGACGATGACAAGGGCACGTTCAACGCTCATAGGACAGAGGCGAGTTTGCCCCACTCCTGCTCCTCGATGGGTTCGGGCGTGTCGGGAACTTCGAACTTGGCTTCGAGCGCCGAGACTCGTTCTATGAGTTCGGCCAGCGGGTCGGGCTCTTCCTCTTGGACGATCCCCGCAGCCACCAAAGCGACCTGCTCCCCGTTGAACGTGGACGCCTGCAACCTGGGTGGTGCGAAGCCGGGAGTGTTCACCGCAAGCGCAGCCAACAGTTCCATGTTCCCGGCGATCTTCCGCCAATCACCGGAGAGGGGGGACGCCATCAGGATTTGAGCGTCGACCCCTTCCCTCACAGCCCCAGCAACCCAGATTCCGAAGTCGTCCTCACCCGCGCACACGTCGGCAGCGCAGGTGCCGGTGTTGTCGTAGTGGGCTTGACGGGCTTCCGTCGCTGAGAAGGTGAGGGGGGCGTGGCCGGTGTCCATCGTGATTTTCCCCACCTCGATTTTCTCCCCTTCCACTTCGAGGGTTCCGGTGTGGAAGTAGCGGTAATCGGTCCCCTTGGGAGGCGTCTTGCAGACGTTGGCATAACCGGTGTGGCATTCCCCCCAGGTTGCGAGGTGGCCGTACACCCGGCCTCCGTCGACGGTCAACCTGGTCGGGCCGTCGAGTTGTGGGTTTTTGAACCAGTCCCGTTTGACTTCAGGGGGTAGCGCGGCGACGAGGACGGGGATTTGGGTTTCGGTGAGAATTCGTGCGTCTCCGAAGGCGGGCATCGGAATCTGCGTGGCTCCGACGATTTCGGCGGACACCATGGCGAAGACGGGAAGTCCCATCTCGTCTAGTTCGCCGGTCTCCTCGAAGATCGCAGCCACATCGGCGGACACTCCGGGGATCTGGTTTTCGACGGCGAGCCGTTCGGCTTCGGCGGCTTCAGCGTCGATGTCGTAGGAGAGGTCCCCGATAATCCACGTCTGCCCTTCGAAGGTTTGCCGGCGGACGTTGGTGATGACTCCGACTTGGAAGGCGCCGCCATGTCCGTCGGTGGTTTCGTCGGTGAACATGAGAGGGATCGTCTCCCGCCAGGAGAGGACGCCTGCGTTGTAGGAGCGTCCGTCTGAGGATTCGATCCCTTCGGGGATGATGAGCACCGGATAACTCATAGTGTCACTTTACCTACCTTCCGGCTCGTCGTGCGGGTCTTCCCCCCGCCCGTCTCCCCCCGCGTCTGGTGTACTGGGCTCGGAGGACCGCTCTCGCTTCTTCTGGGTGTCGTCTGACTGGCCCTCCCCCTGAGGGTGGCGGGTTGGATATGAAGCCTGATCCGACACATTGCACCGGGCCCAATGTTGAAGCGCCGGTCCCGACCACCGCTCCGGGAGCAGCCACGATCCCCGAACCTGCGGAGGTGACATCTTCAAGGAGAAGGTTCCCGTCGCCGAGGATCAACAGTTCTGCGGACCCTGCCGAAGTCACATCGCCCAACGTTGTCGCGCCTGTGCCTGTGATCCCGAGTTCACCCGCGCCCGAAGAGGTGACGTCGTCCAACGTTGAAGCGCCGGTCCCGGTGATGTTGAGGCTTGCGCTTCCCGAACTGGTCACCCCGTCGAGGGTTGAAGCACCGGTACCGGTGATCCCGGTCAGGGAGGTTCCGGTGCCTGCCGAGGTCACGTCGTCGAGGGTTGACGTGCCGGTCGCGGTGAAGTTCTCCGACCCGACACCAGATGAGGCAACCCCGTCCAGAGTGGATGTTCCGGTGCCGGTGACCGGGTTAGCTACGAGGCCGGTCCCGACAGATGTGACCCCTGTGAGTGTGGTCGAACCGGTAGCGGTGAACGTTTCGGCGCCTACCCCCGCGGACGTAACCCCGGCGAGAGTCGAGGAGCCTGTGCCCGATACCGGGTTGGCGACAACCCCTGAGCCTGTTGATGTGACACCGGTGAGAGTCGATGATCCGGTGCCGAGGAAGCCTTCCGCCCCGGTTCCCGCGGAGGTGATCCCTGCCAGGGTGGACGCACCAGTACCGGTGATCGGATTCGCAACAACGCCCGACCCTGCCGAAGTCACTCCTGCCAGGGTTGAAGCGCCGCTCCCGAGGAAGGATTCCACTCCGGTTCCCGCGCTGGTTACTCCTGTAAGAGTTGAAGCGCCTGTGGCTAGGAACTTTTCGGTTCCGGTGCCTGCGGAGGTGACCCCTCCCAACGTGGAAGCTCCGGTGCCGGTGACCGGGTTGACAACGGTTCCCGAACCGGCCGAGGTGACTCCGGTGAGCGTCGAAGCGCCGGTGGCTATGAGTTTGAGTTGCCCCGTGCCGGCTGAAGTTACGCCGGTGAGGGTGCTAGATCCGGTCCCTGAAAGGTTATCGGGGAGGGACGATATTGCGAGGTCGGAGATCGGCGCGATGCCGAGCATGACCTAATCCCACTGGCCGACAGATACGACCGAAGTGGTGCCGGTACGCCAGATCTCCCAGTATGAGCCGGGGGTGAGAGTGGATGCAGCAGCGGTGACCATCGCCGTACTAGGGATCATCGTGCCGGCGACTGTGACTTCGAATGATCCGTTGAGGAGAACACCTAAACCCGTTGCGATGGCCGCGGTGACTACTGAGGCGGGGGAGCCGACAGCCGCGTTGAACCCGACCGACCCGGCTCCTGGTGTGCCGTCCGAATCCATGCCGACAGCGATCCAGGCGACAGTCCCGATGGTGGCGGTGCCCGCTCCGAGAATGTTGATGCTCCGGTTCCCGGACGTGGCGCTCATCGCTGCGAATTGGAGGTGAGCTTGGAACCGGTAGGTGCCGGTTTCTAGGGTGATTCTTCCGTTCGCGGGTGAGTTGAAAATGGTTTGGGAGGAAGTGTTCGACGTGAAAGTGCGGGTCGTGTCAGCGCGGATGTAATGCACGAGGGGGATGTATCCGCGGTTGCCAACATCGGTGGTCCCGTACATGTTGGTGGCGTCCATCTCGACCGCACCATCAGACGGGGTGGTCATCAACGTTCCAACAACCAGCGACATTTGCGGGAAGGTTGTGGTGCCTGCCGCCGTCGAGAAACTACCCCCGGTTATTGAGAGCAGATCGGTGGAGTGGGCGAGGGTGACCGCACCGTTATTCCAGATGAGCTGTCCGCCGGTAGCGAGCCACAGGTCAGCCCACGACAACGAACCGGAACCTAAAGCGGCAAGATCGTTCGTCGCCGGTGTCAACGCTCCCGTAAAGCTCATGCCGGGTTGACGTACGGAGGGGGTGAACGTCATGAAAATGTCCTTAGTCCCCGCCGACAAGGTGACAACAGCGTTGCTGTTGGACGATCTGATCACTGTTGTGCGGGTGAGAGTGTTGCCCGTGTTCCACGTTCCGAGGCCGACTTCCCACTCGTTGACGGTCCGGTGGACGATCGCGTACACGGTCGTGTCCGTGTTCGCCATTTGAGAGTCGAAGTCCTGATAGTTAGCGACCGCCCCACCCAATGCGATCGCTCCGGTCCCTGTGGTGGTAGTAGTTTCCCGGACCCTATCAGTGACGATGTGGGCCATTAGGCGACCTGCTCTGCGGCCACCTCAGTGATGCTTGGCTTCGTGTCGGCGCCTGGCATCTCGCTGGCACTCGGCGCAGCGTGTCTTGCCGGTAGAGCGTTCCACGATCCGATTCTCGGGGTAAGGGTGTAGGCCCGCTTGGCAAGTCGTCCACTCACGCCGATTGCGGAGGGCGACCCTGCGCATGTTCTCGTCGTTGGTGACTGGTTCAAGATGGGCCGGATTGACGCAGGCCCGGTTGAAGCAGAGGTGATCGAGCTGCATCCCCTCAGGGATCGGACCAACAAGAAGTTCGAAGGCCGCCCGATGGGCAAGCTGAGAGCGCCCGTCGTCTCTGTAGAACCGGCCATACCCTCGCTGCAGGTGACCGAGCCATGTCCAACATCCGCTCGGTTGTCGCATGACTCGATCCCAGAACCGATCTCCTTCTGATCGTCCTCTTGGCGCGCGGCGAGACATGTCCCGGATTGCGATGTAGGGGCTTCCGTGTCGGCGCCAGCGTTCGTAATGCATGCTGCACCATTCCCGGCAACGCAACACCTTCTCGCAGCCTTCAATTGAGCACCGATCCATCTACTCATGCTACCTGCTCCTGAGGGATAGGGACCACTACCAGGTCTGCAATACAAACGCAGCCGCGATGGTCTGACGGGTGCATGAAGTCCACTCCCAACCATGCTGCAGACAATGGGGGTTTGAGTCTCGGGTCGGTCCAGGAGGTGAACCGGAATCCGTTGAGATGCTGGTGCGGTTCGAACGGTACGGTCGGCGCTCCCACACTCCATTGGCGTTCTTCGACTTGGAACCCGATCGTAGTGATGAGGTTCTGTCCGTATTCTCCGGTGGCGAGTCCTCGAGTGTTGAAATCTCCGGGTACCCCCCCACCAGCAACGGTCATGCCGTCGAAGACGAGGGAGGCTGGGATATCAGTGCTTCCGACTTCTCCGGTTTCGGCGGGGTCCGGTTCCAGGTCAGGTGTGAACAGGCGTCTCCGCGCTAAACCGATGAGCCCTCCCACTAACCCGGCCAAAGCGGCGGTGATCCAGTTGTCTTCTTCGGGTGGGGCTTCCGGCTTGATCCCGGTGAGTTGTTCCAACGTGGAACGGGTTTGGGCTTGCCCCTCGGTGAGCAATCTCTTCGCCCGTTGGCTGAAACGGTCGAACGCCCCCTCAGGTATCAGGTCTTCTTCGGAGAGCTGCAACGTTTCCACCGTGGCCCGTCCCACAGTGAATGGGACGATGATCGGGTCGAGCCCCTGAATCGACATCGCAAGAGGGTCTTTGGGGCTTCGTCGTGAGTCGCCGCGGATCTGGCTTCTTACTCTTTGGCCGGCCTTCTCCAACGCTCTGTCCAGTGAGGCTTGAGCGGCTTCGGCGAGTTGGGTGAACAACCGGTGGTCGATCGCGGCTAGTGAGGGGGGAGGGGAAGCGGCGGTGAGAGTGTCGGGGATACCCTGAACCTCCACTAGAGGGTTGGTCTGAGTAGGAACCGGGTCGGATTCGTCGGGTGCGTCACCCTCAGTGAACCCGATCGTTCTGCGGGCGGCGGAAGCGGAGATGATCTGCGCTTCGAACGAAGCCAACGCGTCGGCAGCGGTGACACTTCTCGAGGTGAGGTCGGAGTAGTCACGCCAGAACAGGTAACGGTCAAAGTCCTCCACCCCCGCAGCTTGAAGGGCCGGCCACAGATAGCCTCGAGTGAACGAGTCGAGCACGTCGAGGACGAGAGGGTCGACATAGTTCAACCTCAGCGAATCGTCGATGAGCCACTGGCCCCAATGGTTCACATCCGCCAAACCGGTGAGGATCTCGGCGGGGATGTCCAACCCAATCGCGATCTGACGCAAGATGCGCTCCATGACCTCCGGCACCCACTCCTGAATGTCCCGAGTCAGGTCAACCGTCTTCACCCCATCAGCGAAAGCGAACGGCACTTCAATGGAGATCGGAGTGATCCGGTTCGCGTTGCGTGGGTCCGACACCGCGGCGCTCATCGCCTTGTTGAGCCAGGAGCCGAACGTCTGCGCGTTCCCGTTGTCGTCGGTGGTGGGGAAGTCCATCTCCGAAGGGGTGATGACCAGCGGAGCGACCAGACGGGATTGGGCCAGGGAGGTGAGCATGTCGGAAAAGGCGATGTACTGTTCGCATTGTCTGACCACCCCGCGCATCCCCGAATCAGGCTTGGACCGTTTCATCGGGTGGGCCCGCCAGGAGCGCATGATGAAGTCTCCGGTTTTGATCGCCTTGGCTGCATCATCATCCAAGTCCGAGCGGAGTCCTTGGCGGTTCTCGTCGTATTCCACCGGAGACCAGATATCCCACTCCTCATCGCCGTCGAGGTTCTGGCCTACCAGATACCCTTCCCCGGGGATCTCCCAATGCAGAGCCATTTCAGCGACGAAATTCCCGAAATCCCCGTTAGGCCCCTGAAGACGGTCGTACGCTTCCCGAGCCGGCCCATCATCGATCGGGACCGGGTCCTCGTCGGGGTTCTCGATGACCGCGGGGAAATAGGTGATCTTCGATGCGGCTTGGAACTTGGAGCGCAACGCGGCGTGAACCGGACCCAACTCCGAATACAACGAGTACAGGTAGGCGGCGTCTGGAGCTTTCGACCGCGCCGAAGGGTCTTGAGGGTCGAGGATGCGGGATGCGGCGGCGGTGAGGACAACAGGATAGGAACGGCGGAATAGTGCCACGGGTTAGGAGATTACTCCCAAGATGAGAGGAGTCCTGCTATTGCCGACAACGCGAACGGTAAACCCAGCCAGGCGACACCGGGTAGGACGAGTCCCCCGGTGGCGTACAAGACGATTGTGGCGGCGAGTGAAACCCAGAATCCGGCACACCAGTAACAGTCCAACAGGGCTCCGACCCACTCGTTTCGGGCGGTAAGCCAGTCCCGCGGAACATCGAAGATTGAATCTTCAACAACCAGACGAGTGATCCGGAAAACGGCCAGTGCGGTGATGAGGAGGATCAAAGAGCGTCGAGGAGACTCTTACGGTTCTTGCCGCGTTCCTCCACGATCCGGGCGGCCACCGCGCGGAGAGGATCATCCCCCACCCAGGCGAGCACCTCGGAGACCGTCCCCGAAGGGACCTTCAAAGGAGCTGTTGTAAGTTCGGTCCACCGACCCGAATTCCGGTAGCGGTCGGCTAGCCCTTCTCCGACTGTGACAGTGCGGCCGGTCCTCTTGTGTGTGAAGTCAACCAACTT